GAACCCCCACCAACGATTCCGGGACAGCATGCAGCTCAACCACAGGCACCGCAGCCAGCCGCTGCAGCAGCGCCTACATTAAAATTGTTTGATGATGTGGAAGAGGAAAGCTCCGATGGCTAAATCCACGTTGGATATATTTGCAGAGCTTGATAAAATCAATCCAGACGGAGCTATTCTTTCTGAGAGTGCTTTGTCTGTTGTCGAAAACTGGATCGATACAGGATCTTATGCATTAAATGCTATTATATCGGGCTCATGTTATAAAGGAGTTCCTGTGGGTCGAGTGGTGGGGTTAACCGGGCCATCGGGTTGCGGTAAAACCCTCATGGCAACTAAAATAATAGGAAACCATCTGAATAAAGACCCCGAGAATTTTGCCGTCGTATTCGATTCAGAGATTGCTCTAGACAAACAAACAGCTGAACAGTTAGGTGCGGATCCGGCCAGGATTAAACATTATCCCGTCAATACAGTAAAAGAAACACGCAATCAAATTCTAAAAGCATTAAACGCCATAGAAGATGCCGGCCTTCAAGGTAAATTTATTATAGTATTAGACTCATTAGGTAACCTAGCTAGCGATAAAGAGGTTACAGACGCAGAAAGTGATAAGTTTGCAGCTGATATGGGACTTAGAGCAAAAGACATAAAAAGCATGCTTAGAGTAATTACGATGCCAGCTGCCAGATCAAAAACAACCGTATTGTTTACAAATCATACATACGACGATCCTGCAGCAATGTATCCATCCGCTATACAAAACCAATCTGGCGGCAAAGGTCCTATCTATTTGGCATCTCTTCTCATTCAACTTGGTTTCAAAAGAGAAAAGAACGAGAAAGATTTTGAAGAGGAGCGAATTATTGCTATTGCTAAAAAAGTCGGAGGCATTACTATGCACGCACTTACAGTGAAAAATAGATTTGTACCCCACATGCTCACAACTGATATTTATCTTAACTTCAAAACAGGTCTTGATAAATACTCGGGATTATTTGAAATAGCAAAATCTCTAGAAGTAGTAACGGGCAGTCATAAATACCAATGCGGTGATGTAGATTTGGGATACCGAAAAGAATTTGAGAGAGATCCTGATACATGGGAAAAAGTTATTCTACCTGAACTTGAAAAGGCAATAAGACAGGAATTCACTTACCACTCGGCAGTGAATGAAATAGAAAAACAAGTAAAACATCTAATAGAAACAGAATAGTATGTTAGTATCACACGAATCGCCCCTAAAGCTATTGGAGAAGTCTAGATCATATAACGATTATGATTATTGCCTTGTCCACTTACTTGAACAATATCCAGAATACCTTGAGTTTTTCCAAAATTCGATACAAATGGAAAGACATGTTTTGTTGGATAACAGTATGTTCGAATTAAGAGAAGCTTTTGAACCTAGCAAATTCACAGAATGGATCAATACATTAAAACCTAATGAATATATCGTTCCCGATGTGTTCAGTGACAAACAAGCCACGATTGATAGTTTTGAAAACTGGAAAGAAAATTTCGAACCCAATATAAATTGTAACGCAACTAAAATAGGTGTGATACAAGGACAAAATTTTCAGGAAATGATCGACTGCTATTTATATATGGCACGAAATGCAGATAAAATCGCGGTGAGTTTTGAATGTCAATACTTTCATCACATCGGATTTTCTCTTGACCCTGAAGCTACTGTGTGGCAGCGCCTAATGGCAGGCAGACAGAAGTTTATCAGGGACCTTCAAAGTAACGGGATATGGGCATGGAACAAGCCTCATCATCTTTTAGGCTGTGCACTTCCACAAGAATTCACTGCATACAATAGCATAGTCAATATCGTTACTATTGATACATCGAATCCTGTGGTTGCCGGAATGCATGGAGTAAAGTATAATCAAGAAGGACTAAAGGATAAGATCACTACAAAACTTGCAGATATATTAGATCATGACGTAACGGACGAACAGCGAGAATTGATCGATTATAACCTTAATAGGTTTAGAAAGATAAACGGAATCGAAAGGAATCAAGATGCCATTAATAGCAATTAGCGGGAGTCATTCAACAGGTAAAAGTACAGTTATAGAAAAACTAAAAGAAAACAAAACCATCGCAGAGCGCTTTCAATTCAAAGGCGAAGTTTTGCGAGATTTAAAAAGAATGGGAATTGCTATAAATGAATTAGGCACTGACGAAACCCAAAGATTGGTTTTAGCTAAATTCCTCGAATATTCAACCTCACAAAATACCATATTAGATCGCTGCTCATTAGACGGTCTTGTATACACCGCTTATCTTTATGAGAAAGGCCAGGTCACAAAAAACACATTACATATTGCAGAAGCTATTTTTGAAAATGTACATTACGATATACATTTTTACATAGCACCTGAATTTAATATAGTTCCTGACGGTATACGTTCTGAGAATTCTGAGTTTAGAGACAGGATCGCAGAACTGTTTGAAGAGTATATCGAATCTTATAACCTCATGCCACGCGAATTAACAGGAACTGTTGAAGAAAGATCAGCCCAGTTCATAGACACTATTAAGAAATATGACGAATGGATTAAAATGGAAGAAAAAGATCGTCAATCTCCCCTGAAAACAGTAAGTAACATTTCTTAAAAAGAAAAGTGAATGGCACCGAAAAACAAGAAACTAGATCACGAACTGTTTGAGTATATTATTGCTCTCAATTGCACTATAGACGACATTTATATTGCAGCCGTTATTGATTCACTGAAATTAGAATTCATCACTAATAAACACGTAAGAGATTACATAACAATTATATTCGATTTCTACGAAAAACATCAAACACTCCCTTCAGCCACTGAAATAAAAACCTATCTTTCCGATAGTGAATTAAAAGAATCATATAAAAATGTTGTATTAAAATTCAAGACATTAGATTCAGAATACAACCACGACGAATTGATTTCTAATACAGAACAATTCATCCAAGAGAGAGCAGTATATGAAGCAGTAAAAACAACAGTCAATAAATTTACAAATAACGATGAAACAAAAGACACTAACGAAATATTCAACCTTTTTAACGATGCCTGCAATATATCACTAATAGATAATCTTGGCTTTGATTATTTTAATCAGATCGATGATCATATAAGAGACTTGCAGGTTGCTGATAAATTCATACCAACCGGATATAATTGGTTGGATAAAAAGCTTGGAGGTGGTTGGCTTGTAGGGGGAAGGGCCCTTTATATGTTCATGGGCGCCACCAACGTCGGTAAATCCATTGTACTTGGCAATATAGCAGCAAAAGCGTGCGAATTCGGTCGGACAACAGTCGTCCTGTCTCTTGAAATGCCAGAGCAAGTATATAGCAAGCGCATAAGCTCGCAATTATCGAGAATTCCATTCGACGCATTAAGCAGCGACACAAACAATCTTAATGACTATCTGTATAATTTCAAACGCTCACATTCTGGTGTTAAACTCATTATTAAAGAATTTCCTCCAAGCACCATAAATGCAAATCATATATCTGCTTATTTGAAAAAACTGGTCACTAAAAAGAAAATTAAACCCGATCTAATCATAATTGATTATTTAACACTTCTTCTAGCAATACAACAATCAGGTTCGATGTACCAGGAAGGGTTAGATGTGGCAGAACAAGTAAGAGCTTTATCATATCCTGAATTCTTCGGGTGTCCTATTATTAGCGCAGGCCAAATTAATAGATCGGGGTTTGAAGACGCTAATCCTAGTTTGGATAAAACAGGTGAAAGCATCGGCATTCCCCAAACAGCAGACGCAGTATTCTCTCTTTGGCAAACTGAATCAGAAAAAGAACTAGGTGTATTGAATTGCGGTATAAGGAAAAACCGATTCGGAGTAAACTTTGGCACACAAGCATTTCGCATTGATTACGACACCCTGGCAATTGATGAAATGGAAGATGTATTCAGTAACAATGATACCATGCAAGATACAGATGACAAATTATCAATTCTCAGTGACGGTTGATTTTAATCGAAAAAACAGTAAATATCCATATGAATACAAGGAGAGTATATTGTTTTACCCATCATGATTTAGATGGGGCGGCAACCTACTTGGTAACCAAGTGGGCTCACCCCGGATATAAGATAGGGGTAAATGCATCCGCCGGTGGAGACGCCACACGCAAAGCAGTGACTAAGTGGCTTTTAAAAAATGATTTCTCTGACTATGAGAAAGTATTCTTCCTTGATATGGATGTATCTGATGTTGCTGATCTTATAGATCATGAAAACACAATCATCATAGACCACCATCAATCACATGTAGAGAATATGAAATATGAAAACGCCGTCCCCTTTGTCAAAGAATATTCATCCGCGTGTTTACTTGCATATAAGATATTCAAAAAGCTTTACAATACTGAATTCACAGATGAACAGAAGAAGCTGATAATTTATGCCAATGATTACGATTCTTATGCAAATGAACTTAAAGAATCAAAAATGCTCAATGTTATTTTCTGGAATACACAGAAATCCTTTGATTCTTTTACCGCCACTTTCAGGGACGGTTTTAAACCATTTACTAAACAACAATTAGCAATTCATAAGATATTTACAAACGAATTACAGACAATAATAGACAAACTGGAGGTATTTCAGGGCGTTTATGATGATGATGAAAATGACTCAATAGTAGTTATAGCGGCATTTACTGACAAACATATAAATGACGTAT